AAATGGTTTATATGGATTCGTTGGACTCCAAGGTGGTTGATATGGATTATTTGGACCATAAGGTGGTGTATTAATTGGATTCTTATAAAAAGGAGTACAAGAACTATCAACCATTTGTCTGGGAGCTTGTTGACCATACGATGATGTTTGACAATATTGATTATATCCGTCAGGATCACGTTTAGACATGTCTGGATTACAGCATTGTGTGCGTGCTGGTTCAGATCCGTTTGGACAATCTGAAAAACAATCTTCCATATCAAATGGTTTATATGGATTCGTTGGACTCCAAGGTGGTTGATATGGATTATTTGGACCATAAGGTGGTGTATTAATTGGATTCTTATAAAAAGGAGTACAAGAAGTCATTTATTTTATTATATAAAAATATAAAAAAATAAATGATTTTTTATTTTATTTTTATTTTTTTTATTAAATTATGGATATGCCAATTAGATGTTTTAGTTGCAATAAAGTCTTAGCTAATAAGATTGAAACCTACAAGGATTATATTAAATCAGGAGTAGATGCAAAAACAGCTCTTGATAATATTGGCGCTGTAAGATATTGTTGTAGGAGAATGTTTCTTGGTTATGTTGAATGTTCTGAAAAAATGATTCAATATCAAAAATAAAAAATAAAATTATTTATAAATATATATTTTTATAAATAAACTATGACAGATTATTATAATTATCCTAAATCATCATGTGTTTGTTACGATACAAAAAATAATTTTCCAAAAGAAACAGGCTATGCAACAAATTTGTCAGTAAGAAGAGAAAACAATCAACAATCTGTTCCAGGTGATTATTACGACGTAAATAATACAAGAGTATTCAGAGTATCCCAAGAACCACATCCAAGAAATGGTATTATTGTAGAAAATCCACAAGTATATACTTCATCTCCAGGATTTAGACCTTATAAACCTAGTAATCCTTATCCAGTAGAATGTTCAAAAGCTGTATATGACCCATTAGATCCCAGATTGTTGAATGCAATGACAGCTCAAATTATACCTCTTGACAGAGCACCGATGGAATCAACTGTTAGATTAGATGATGTATATAATGAGAAACTTCGTGGATATGGTCAAAACTATACGGATTATAAAAGTGTATCTGCCGGTCAGATACAATATTATATTGATAAGTCAATAGAAGATCCTTATTTTACACCTGTTTTTGAAATAAGTAGTAATGTAAAAGGTGAAGTTTATCAAGATCCAATGAACGCTATGAAACCAGCGTATTTTCGCCAACCATTAACTTCATCAAATCCTTTACAAAATAATATGAGAGGGTTTTCAGGATTAACTTCTATTAACGACAGTACAAGATTTAGAGAAGATATAACAGGAGGAACTAAATATGCAGGTGGTTTAATGGCCAGAATGAATAGAGAAAAATACTCTTCAAGATGGACAAATAATTTTGATTGATTAAGATTTTAATTTAAAATTTAAATTAAAACATTCAATTTTCTACTGTAAGATTTGCCAATTCCGCTCGAAACTTTGAACTATCATCATCTATCACTGCTATTTCATCCATCTTTTTTGTAAGAAAATTAAAACAAGCATCTTTATCAACTTTTTTAAACTCTGTAGACTCATTTGTTTCTTCCATTCTTTTTAATACCATTTCTCCTGATACTTTCTTTACATCCTTTGCAAGCTTCTTTGTTAACTTACTCGCTCTTACATCCTTTTTAACTTCTCCATCTGAATTGATATGCTTAAATATTTGTCTTGCTGGATCTGTGCATATATAACCTAATTTTCCATCTTTATCCTTAAGTATATTATCTACCGCAAAACGTGCAACACCAGCTTGTCCATCATAAAAATGTTCTTTAGTAAACTTTTCCTGTATCATTTTAGTTATATGTTCTTGACTTAAGTCAATAGGTGAAAGAAATAGATTGGTTTGATTTGTAGGTTTTTCTATAGCTTTTGTAGCCATTCTTTCTATTTTGTTTTGAAGTTCTTTGATTTGTTCTTTGTATTCACTAATTTGTTCTTTGTATTCACTAATTTGTTCTTTGTATTTTTCTATATTAATGATTTCTGTTTTTAATATTTGATTTTCATCTTCTTTTTGTTTGAGTATTTTTTCATATCTAGGTATACAAATCTGAAAATGAATGTTTAGATTTTGTTTACTTGATAGAATTTTATTGCAGTATTTACAATCAAATATAACAATTTCTTTAGTAAATGTTTCAGTTCTATTCTGAATACAATATTTAGCAGTTCTAAGATGGTTTTTCAATGATGATTTTGTATTAAATGTAGTTTTACAAAATTCACAAGATGACATATTTATATAACAAAATTTAAATATTTAAATCATTTATGAAAATTTAACGTTTGACGTTAAATTTTTAATATTTAACATTAAAAATTTAACGTCAAATATTAAGAAAATCATTTTTTTATGAAAATTTAACGTTTAACATTAAATTTTCATAATTTTTTAAATAATGTTATATTTTTCAAGCCAAATTTTCTTGTGTAATTTAACCAGACCTTTTTCCATTAAAAAATTAACCTTATTTCAGTTTACAATTTTTTTATTTTACCTTTTCCAAAATTTTTTTTGTCAACACACACAAAAAATGTGTGTGTGTTGATGATTTTAAAAATTTATTTTTCCTAAAAAAGATATATTAATTATTTATTTGAAATAAATGACTCAACTTATTTCATATTTTTTCATAAAAAACTTGAGTCATTTATGTTTTTTCCATATTTTTAAAAAGTCAAAAGTTTAATGATAAAATTATAAAGTAATTTCAGTTTATAATTTTCTAAAAAGTTAAGATGTTGATAATTAATCTATAAATCTACCATTTTAAAAAGATAGCAAGATGATCACTTCCAAGAGGGGAAGTTTTAAGTCCTGAATTCTTAATAACTCCGCATTCTTTGACTTTATCATACATATTTTTATCAACTATAAAATAGTCAAGTCTCATACCTTTATTTGCAATTCTTGTTTTACTATTGAAAAACCATGTATATTCAGTTTCTTGTTGTTTTTTGAATTTTCTATAAGCATCAGAAAAGCCTGATTCCAATACTTCTTTAAAATCGTCGATTTCTTCTCTTAAACATCCAGCAATTGTAGAGCTATTATATTTTGATCGAGTATAACAGGTGTCGGAATGTGTATATGCTATATTTAAATCACCAAGCCATATAATATTCTTTGATAGTAACTTTAAAGATTCAAGGTATTTTTTTATTGATATATTCCATATGTTAATTCTATATTCAAAATTACTACCAGAGTTTGGAACATATGTATTAATGATGATAAATTCAGAATATTCAGCAATGATAATACGGCCTTCGGTGTCATTAAGATCTGGAATATCATATACAACTTTTTCAGGTTTTTCTTTTGACCATAGAGAAGTTCCGGAGTATCTATTACCGCTTCTTGCGTCAAGACCTTTGCTTGAATTCCAAAATTGATGATATTCTGGGAATTTAAATAATGATTCTGCATTTTTACTATCACATCTAGTTTCTTGAAAGCATAAAATATCGGGATTATATTCAGATATAATTTCGCCAAGATTAGTTTCGGGCTTTATTGAAGTATATTTAGCGTTTTTGTTTGAAATATGTTTTCCTCCGACAATGTTAGATCTAATACCATTAACATTCCAGCTAATTATAGTAGGCATAATATTTATTAAAATAATTTGTACTTTTAATAAATATTCAATTTATTTTTTCCAATCTTGAAACTGTTGTTTTTTTGTTCCATCGTAAGTATAAGCGTGATTATTATCCAGCATTAGTTTATTCATACTTTTATCAAAATTACCAATATCTTGCTTATTTGTATATATAGTTATTAATAATCGTCCATATTTATCCCAATCACCGCAATATATCCACACTTGTTTATTATGGATATGGTCTGATAGGAATTTTTTTGCATCATAACCGCAATTTTTTTCTTCTAAATCTTTAGTTCTTATTTCAGCGCAATCTATACCGTATAATCTACATTTTTTCTTATAAAACTTTGAATTAAATGGTAATATAACTGTGATTGTATCACCATCATAAACGTCAACGACTTTACATAGTAAAGTTTCTTTATCAAGAGATAACCACGGAGTATTTTCAGCGGTCATATAAGATATATTTCTGGAATTATTTAAAAACTTTGCAAAACCGTAGCAATTACCCATTTTTATATATAATATATTATATATAATTTATCATTTTTTATTTTTGTATTTTTCTAACAACGATTGTGACTGGAATTATATTACATTCACATAAGGCTCTTTCAGCAGTTCCAAGTTTTATACTAGTTTTCCAAAATTGTGTCCGTAATTTACGATATGTATTTACGATATCTTTAACTTGTCTATTTTTTGTTTTTGTTTTTCTATAAGTGCTAATATTTTTTTTAGAAAGAATATGAGCTTTATTCGCTTTATCGTATTTTTCCATAGCTTTTACAATATAATCTGGAACTTGATTTTTTTTAATATGTTGTTTTATAAGTCTAATTCGTTGTTGTTTATTACAAACAAAATCACCAGGCCCTGCCTCTCTACATAATGGGCAAGTACTGTTGTAATTTCTAAACCATTGAATAATACAATCGTTATGAAAGGAGTGATTACATTCTGGAATTGTATAAGAAGTATTTTGTGTTATTTCATCATGACATATTGAGCATATTTGAGAAGCCATTTTTAAAATAAATATATATTTTAAAAAATTATCATTTTTATATTTTAAAAAATTAATTTATTGTGCGCATTGTCGGCCTGGTAAATATGATGAACAACCATAATTTGGACTTATACATCCATCAATTATATTCATACAGCACCCGGGACCATACCATCCATGTTTACATTCGCATATATTATCACTATTACAAGTTCCGTTAGGAGTACAAGGATGTTGAGGATTGCCATTACACATAAATGCTGTATTCTTTTCAGCACAATCTTTTCCAGTCCATCCATATACACAAACACACTTTCCACTTGTACAAGTTCCATGCCCAGAACATGTATTATTAACACAAAAATCTGCAATTTCACAGTTAAGTCCACTATATAGTGGATCGCATACACATGTTTTAGTACTTTGATTTGGAGTTCCATGATCATTACAAAATGATCGTGGTATAAAATTATAATTATTTGGATTATTTGGATCATAATTTGCAACATCTGATGGTAAATCTCTCGAACAATCACATTGAGTGCCAATAATTCCCGAAACTTCACATTTATATCCTGCCGCTGTATCAGATGTACAATATCCTGGTCCAACATTATAATGACATTGATCATCATTATTACACTGAACCATTGGTGTTGCACACCAACTTCGAGCAGTAGCATCTAAAATTCTACAGTTATGACTTCCTTTAAATGGATCTCTACTAAATGATCTAGCACTTGATCCATACCCACAATCACTATCTCCCATACATTGTGGCGCTAAAGGATCTGGATTATCACAAGTACATTGACCAGCTCCTGCATTTACACACAAATCATCATTAACTCCTGGTACAGATGATACACATGAAGATCCATTTGGACCAAGTTTACATTCTGAATCCATTCTACATGTTCTAAGAGCTGGATTTTTACATTCTGAATATGATAATCCAGCATTATATTTACAATATAAGGCGCCTCCTGTATCACTTACAGCCCCTCCTCCTATAACATGACAATCATCTGAAAATCTACATTGAGGAGTAGTTGTACTATAACAGGCTGTTTCAACTCCAATACATGTTGTATCATCATACCCAGCTGGATCTGTATAACATACTCCACATGCTCCCTGACCTGCTCCTGAATCTATTTGGCAATGACATTGATTGTCATTTGTCGTATTAATTGCCTTCATTCCATATATATCAAGTTCATTTCTATTCCATGCAATAATAAGAGAAGAAAAATTAAAAGCACATATATTATCTCCAATTATAATATTATATGCACCATTTGTAGGAGGTAATAATACAGGTCCGCCATCAGTATGATTATAAGGAGGGGGTAAAATATTAGTTATATAAAAAGGTGTATGACTCATTGATAATGGTAATAGTCCATTCGGTCCAGCAATGTCAGATGGATTTATTAAAGAATTTATAATAGTTTTAACAAAATCACCTGATGGAAATCCACATCCAATACCTTGCAGTACATTTAATACTGGTAGAATCGGAACAGAAGAAGGATCTGTAGGATCTAAAGGTGATACTAAACAGCTTGTGTATGATGTTGTTTGTAAACCAGTAAGAACCTCTTTGGGGTCATTTGATGCGTGTGTTGGTGTGTTTGGTGATGATTCTATTGATACAATATTAACAGTTCTATTTCTTATAAATGGATATAATACCTGATATTTGTCTATAAAAAGATTATTCTGTGTATCAACAAGTTTGTTTTCAAATAATACAAAAATTCTTCCTTTTTGTTGAATTAGGTTAGAATATGTCGAATTTACTGGTATATTATTTGGATATAATAAATCACCAAATGTATTTTTTAAATAATCTAAAAACAACGTCTGTATTTTTAACCTATTTGTTTCTTCAACATTCCATGCATTTGTAACATATGAAAAATTAGTAACATCTTGAAAATCGAAGATTAATATTTCATTAAATGGTGTTGTAAACGAGTTAATCCATTGTTTTATATCATCAAATAATTTTGTAACACTATTTTGGGTAAATAATGTGTGGATAAATTTTAAAGATGATAAATCTAATCCTGATAAAACTTTACCCTCTTTTGTATCAACTCCTATCCTAAAATCAAAATATCTGATTCCATTATTTAATTGTGTTGTTATATCATCATTCTGAGCTCTACCCCAAAGTGCAATTGTTCCTTTCATTATTTTGGTTAAACTATCTATATTAGATGGAGTTGCAACATTTAGAATAGCTCCTATAATACTAATATCAGTTATATAATTTATTAGATCAGTTTGATTCCAATTTTTTGGATCAAGTTGGGGGTATTTTAAAAACCCCCATGATGGAATTTCAGTATCATAATCCAAATAATGATATAATTCATTTCCTAATGTAGCATTAAATGCGGGTATTCCAATAATTCCTATACCAGGAATTAGTGCTAGTGTACTTAATAATGCTATTATAGCATCCAATTTTCCTATAAAACCTGCAAAAGCTGCTCCTCCAGTTTTTGGTATTAAAATATCATAAGTTGCTGTATCATGACTTCCAGGTATTTTAATCTGATTAAATGGAATATTACCAATTATATCAGAACTGTACCCCATCCATTTTGATGATATACTAATCGGATAAATACTATCTTTACTTACGCAAAAAGCATGGTACCCATTATCACAATTATCTTTTCTACAAGGACCAGAAACTATAGTGTTAATTGCTGGTGTATAACATGTGCCAATCATAACAGAATTATTAGAAGTACAATCTTCTGGTTTTGGATTACATGTTGGCGCAGTACCAATACGTGTTGCATTAACAAGTGTATATTTTTCTTTAGTATTTTTATATAAATAATAGATTGAAATACAAACAAGTATTAAAATTATAATAAGTAAAATCTTATTCATTTATAATATTATTTTATTATAATATTATAATAAAAAATTTTATTTTATTGAAATCTTCTTGTCATTTTATTTAATATTCACATAATTCTTAAAATATATTTTTATATTTTTATATTTTTCCGCCCATCATTCTCTGATTAGATGTGGACATAGGGAACATTCTACGTTGCCACATTTCTGAATTACGTTTTCTAAGTGCTGAAAACATGAGATTTTCTCTAAATTCTCCAGAGTTTTTAAACCAGGCATCTTGTGCTAATTCTCTGATATTTGCAGTTAAGTCGTTTCCGTCTTGTTGACTCATAGGGCCATAAGAGTCTCCAAATGATGTAAAATCTATTTTGTTTCTTGTGATATAATTAGGCATTCTGATAGCGTTTATATCATCATAGGCGAATCTTGGCTGACCTAATTGCTTATCAATATAAGAGCGATAACTTGTTCCGTAGCCACTAAAACGAGGATCATATACGTTTGATTCATTAATTTGTTGTATAGGTTCTGGTTCTTCAAGTGGTTCTATTATACGTGGATCATGTTGTATGTATGTGATTCCGTCCTTATTTTGTTCATATGTAGTTGGCTCCAATTGTTGTGTGAATGAAATACCCATGTTAGAATTAATAGGTTCATTTACTTGATTTACAGTGTAAATTCCTGGTTCTATTATTTGTGTAAATAAGTTTTTATTATATTGAGCCATTCTTGAGTCTTCTTGGCAATTGCTTGCATTATAATTTGAAGGAAGATTTGACGTAAAAATTTGTTTAGGGTTATAGCTGCATGATGTATTAACTTGTCCTATGTTTTCGGCAAGAACTGTGTTTTGTCTGAGTTTTACGGTATTTTGGTTTTTAAAGGGAAAGTAAATTTCTTGTTGGGTTTTGTTCGTGGAAGAATATTCTTCTTGTTGTGGGTGCCAAGAGTTTCCTCCGTATGTTGGGGTTTTATAATCAACTTTGTTGTCGTTTTTGTAGAAGTTTTCTTTTATTTTTGGTTTGCATGAAGTTGTTACTTCGTATCCAGATTGGTATACGTCTTGTTCAGTTTTTAAGTTTACATGGGAGTGTGTAATAAGATTATTTGCTCTCCAGTAATCTAAGTCATGAGAAGGGGGTATTATAATAGGAGCTATTTTTGTTTTGGGATTGGCAGGTCCTACTAATTTTTGGTTAAGGGAAAGAGTGGTTTTATCAAATGGTTCTAATGATATAGGATCGTTGCAGTAAAAGTATGCATAATCATCTACAACTTTAGGTAATTTTTGTTGTGATGTTTGTGTTATTTTTGGGGATTCAGAGAAAGATTTGTGAGGAAAATTATGAAATCCTTCTTTTATTTGTTGCATGTTATCTTTTTGTATATAGTAAAGAATAATTATAAATAGTAAAGAAAGTGATAAAAGTAAAAAACTGTATTTAAAATTTAATAACGATAAAAATAAAAAAATTATTAATACTAGTCGTGTAATTGTATTCATTCTTTCTGATAATGACATATTTTGATTAGGAATTAGTCTAAAATCAGAAAATAAATTTGAACAATTTTCCAACCAGAATTTATTACAGTTCATTTAATTTTATATATATGCAGATTTTAAAAATGAAATTAAAACATCAAATTAAATATAAATAAAAAATGCCAAAATCTAAAAAAACTACTGAATATCCTTTTGTATTAGTTGGTATAAATACAGAAAAAATAGATATAAAATATAACTTATCTAATACTGAAAAAGTAATTCCTATGAATACTACAAGGATTATAGATCTGGAAGCTGAAGTTCCAGAAATCATATCATTTCTTGATGAAACAAAAAAGATACATAAATGTCAAATATCAATGATTGATTTCAATTCTGGCAAAAATGTATCTAAATTACAATATAATTGTTATTGGTGTAGGAATCCATTTACTACTGCACCAATTGGATGTCCTATTAAATATATATCAAGTCAAGCGGTTAAGCAATATTTTTCGGAGATTAGTAGAGATAAGTATATTATAAAAGAGAATATTAATTTAGATAGGAAAAATATTATAGATGGCGATAAGAGAATTGATATTGAAGAAAAGGAGTATTATGAAACAGATGGCGTATTTTGTTCATTTAATTGCTGTTGTGCTTATATAAAAGATAATAAACACAATTTATTATATTATCATTCGGAAGTATTATTGACTGAGATATATAATCAAATTTTTGGTAATGATATTAAAAAAATAGATCAAGCTCCTCATTGGAGATTGATTGATAAATATGGCGGGCATCTTACTATAGAAGATTTTCGTGAAAGTTTTAATAAAATAGAGTACGAATCGCATGGAATATCGAGAACTTTTAAGAAAAACTTATTTAAATCGATAGGTATGCTATATGAAGAACATATTAAATTGTAGATTTGATTTATATTTTTTGATTTAAAAATAATAAAATAAATATAAATTATATTTATTTTATAATAAATATGTCATTTGGTGTAAGATATGCACCTACTATAAATGAACAATCATATACTTATACTTATAATTTAATAACTTCATTATCTCTTCCAGTATCTGGAACAGGTGGAGTGGCACCTGTTCCAGTATCTGGAACAGGTGGAGTGGCACCTGCGACGGGTTTTTCACTACATGAATTACATATCGATGCTCCACAGTATACTTATCAAATCGATAATACTCAAACAGGTTATGCTTATACAATTGATTTTGATGAAAATTATACTCAAAAATTAAAAAGTATTATAATTAATAAAAATAGCACAATTAATACTAACGATATTAGTTGTACTTTAAATAATCCAGTAGGTATCCAACAAATCTATACTATTGGAAAATCTATACAATCAACATGGGTTGCTGTTGGATATGGTACAAATACTATTGCTTATTCAACAGATAATGGTGGAACATGGAATGGTCTCGGAACAACTATTTTTGGTACTTGCGGATTTGGAGTTTGTTGGAATGGAGAACTTTGGGTTGCGGTTGGAACTTCACCTGGTTCTATAGCTTATTCTAATAATGGCATAAATTGGACTCCTGTAGATTCATCCTCAAGTCCTCTTGTGACTGGAGTTGGAGTTGCTTGGAATGGAAATATGTTTGTTGCAGTTGGAAGTGGAAGTGTTAATACAATAGCAACTTCAACAGATGGAACAGTTTGGACAGGAGTTGGTAAACGTATTTTTTCAACGGTTGGTAATGGAGTTGCTTGGAATGGAGAACTTTGGGTTGCAGTAGGACAAGGTCAAGATAATACTATAGCATATTCATCTAATGGAACAACTTGGACTGGTCTTGGAACAAATATTTTCGATGTTTCTGGTAATGGCGTTGCTTGGAATGGACAAATGTGGATTGCTGTTGGTCAAGCATCAAGTAATAATATATTTTATTCAAATAATGGAACAGTTTGGACACCAGTTGGAACAAGTATATTTTCAGGAGGAGTTGGTATAGGGGTTGCTTGGAATGGTGAAATATGGGTTGCTGTAGGAGAAGCAAGTAATACTATAGCATGGTCAAATAATGGATTAGATTGGTTTGGGCTTGGTAATACTATATTCAGTGATTCAGGAAATGGAGTATCTTGGAATGGAAATGTATTTATTGCTGTAGGTCAAGGTACTAATACTATAGCTACTTCTAGAGATGGTAAATTATGGAGCCCAGTTGTTGATAGCTCCGCAATATTTTCTTCGATGGGTCGTGGAGTTGCTTGGAATTCAGCAAGGGATATTAATATAGTTATAGAAGACGGGCGTAGGAGATCGTCTACAATTACTCCTAATGAAACAATTACATTATATAAAGGTGATAAATTAGATATATTTTCACCAGCTTATTATAATTCAGGTTATAATTATGCAACAATTAATATTAATACAAGTTTTGATTGATTTTTGATTGATTTATAATTTAATTTAATTTTAAAAATAAAATTAAATATATAATAAATAAGTAAATATGTCATTTGGTGTAAGATATTCACCAACTATTAATAAACAAAGTTTTATTGCGAGTGAAACTACGGGAAAGTTTGGTAGATTGAATTCTGGTTTTACAACTGGCACTAAATATGCTCCTTCCATTTCAGAACAATCGTATATTATGAATATGATTCAAGAATATGGAGGAGGTGGAGGAAGTACTGGGAGTACAGGAAATACAGGAAGTACTGGGAGTACAGGAAGTACAGGAAGTACTGGGAGTACAGGAAATACAGGAAGTACTGGAAGTACTGGAAGTACAGGAAATACAGGAAGTACTGGGAGTACAGGAAATACAGGAAGTACTGGGAGTACAGGAAGTACAGGAAGTACTGGGAGTACAGGAAGTACTGGGAGTACAGGAAGTACTGGGAGTACTGGGAGTACTGGGAGTACAGGAAGTACTGCTATTCAAGGTATAAATATTGTAAATCAAGAAGTATTAGGGTTTACAGTAAAAGTTGATAATATACCTAATGTTTCATCAACTATAAAAACAAGTGATGTTTTATCTGAAATTAATGGGCCTGTATCGAATTCAAGTGTCTATACATTTGGAAAATCTACACCAAGTAGAATAGTATCTATAGGAGAACAGTCGACAGGTTCTGGATCTATTTCGTATTCTGACGACAATGGATCAACATGGGAAAACATAGCTCCATATTTATTTGGATTTGGAAAATGTGTTATTTGGACTGGTGAAATTTGGATTGCTGGAATATCTGTAGCTTATAGTGATCAAGCAAAATTTTCTTTAGGATGGTCTTTAAACGGAACAACTTGGTTTCCAAATTGTTCTGAAGATGTTACTCCGTCTAATCCTATTTTTTCTCAATATTGCAATGGATTAGTTTCTGTAAAATATCCAAATTTTAATATATTTTATGCAGTAGGAACTGGAAATGATAACACACTAGCGATATCTTATGATGGAATAATTTGGACTGGAATTGGGAAATCTATATTTTCAGTATCTGGTAATGGTATTGCTTTCAATGGAAATACAACAGTTGCTGTTGGAAGTGGTACTAATACTATAGCATATGCAACTGTGGAGAATGAACTTACTGGAATAATTGGAACAACTCCATTTTCAGTATCTGGTAATGGAGTTGCTTGGAATGGAAATATGTGGGTTGCTGTTGGAAGTGGTACTAATACTATAGCTACTTCAATAGATGGAGCAATATGGTCTGGTGCTGATACTACAACAAATATTTTTGACGGAGGTGCTGGATTAACAGTTGTCTGGAATGGCAAAATATGGGTAGCCGGAGGGAATGGATCAATTACACTAGCTTATTCTGAAGATGGTATAAACTGGACCGGTATTAGTAATACAATATTTACTGGAAGTTCTTCTAGATGTAGATCTATTACATGGTGTGCCACTTCATCTAAGTTTATTGCAGTTGGAACTTGGACAGATACAACTAATCAATTAGTCCCAAAACCTTTTGGTATAGCAACTTCTCTAGATGGAAAAATATGGATTCCAAATTATGTTGCAACTTTTAATTGTTATGGTGTTGCTTCTAATAGTTCTAGAGAAAATACAATAACGATTCCAAGTAATTTAAATATTGCTGTAGGTCAAGGTACTAATACTATAGCTTATTCTCGAGATGGTGAGAGCTGGAATGGTATTGCAAATCCAAGACCAGCTCTATTTAGGAATGCTTATTCTGTTGTATTTAATGGAAAAATATGGGTAGTAGGAGGTGAAGGTAATAATACTATAGCTTATTCTCGAGATGGTAGAACCTGGACAGGTATTTCTAATGGTAGTATTAATAATCCTTTTAAAGATGGATCATGTTACGGTTTAGCTTGGAATGGAAAAAGATTTGTTGGAGTTGGTTATAATGATCTTATAACAACATATACTATAGCAACTTCTGAAGATGGAATATGCTGGACAGGTGTTGAAAATAGTACAAATATTTTTTCAGAATATGGTTTTGCAGTAGCTTGGAATGGAAAAAGATTTGTTGCAGTTGGAAGTGGAAGTGTTAATACAATAGCTTATTCTGAAGATGGAAAACTATGGACAGTAGTTACACATAGTACAAATATTTTTTCACAAGCTGGTATTGCAGTAGCTTGGAATGGTCAAATGTGGGTTGCTGTTGGAGCAGGACCTGGTACTAATACAATAGCTTATTCTGAAGATGGTATAATCTGGACTGGTCTGGGTTATAGTATATTCGGTCTAGGACATGGAGTTGCTTGGAATGGTGAAGTCTGGGTTGCAGTTGGAGCAGGAGCTAATACTATAGCTTATTCTGAAGATGGAACAATATGGACAGCTCTCCCTAATAGTAGTGCGATTATTACTATTGGTTATGGAATTTCTTGGACAGGAAATAGATTTGTTGCTGTTGGAGAAAGTAGTTCAGGTAAATCAATAGTATGGTCAAAAGATGGTATAAATAATTGGACCATAGTGAGCAATAGCTCAACTATATTTACTACAGGATATGGAGTTGCTTGGTCTGGTTTAAAAAATAGTGTTTCTATTAAACAACCAATTGTTATGGGAGGAATAGGACATAATAATCATCTTGTATATTCTGAAGATGGAATAAATTGGGTAGGAAATGGAAATACAGGCTCGAGTATATTTGGAACAGGAGGAGGTTGTATGTCTATATGTTGGAATGGAAATATTTGGATTGCTGGAGGAGGAGGCCCAAATGCTATTAATACTATGGCATATTCTTATGATGGAAAAGTATGGACTGGTATTGGAAATTCAATATTTTCTCAAACTTCATTGATAGAGAGTTCATGTTTATCTATATCCTGGAATGGAAGTATGTTTGTAGCGGGAGGAGGTACTATCAGTCAGGATGGATATTCTATTGTTTGGTCAAATGATGGAAAATCTTGGACAGGTGTTGCAGATAGCCTTGTGAATATTCAAGTAGCTAGAACAATATCTTGGAATGGAAAAATGTGGATTGCTGGCGGATTTACTACAGGATCTCAACTTGGTAAAATAGCAACATCTATAGATGGAAAAACATGGATATATTATGATATAACATCATCTGTTTTTATTATTAATAGTATCGCTTGGAATGGATTATTATGGGTTGCGGTTGGAGAAGATGGAGATAATAGTATAGCTTGGTCAGATAATGGAACAACTTGGACTGGTGTTGATAGCACACAAAAATTTTTTAGTGATGGAGGATCTAGTGTTGCATGGAATGGAAGTAGATTTGTAGCAGTAGGATCTGGATCTAATAAAGTTGCTTGGTCAGATGATGGTAAAATCTGGACAGGACTTGGTACAAGTTTTTTTGGTGGGATTAATAGTCCAAGTGTTGTTTCTTGGGTAGGAACTAAATGGATGATAGGATCAAGAGATGCCTATGGGTATTATTCTTCAATTGATGGAATAAATTGGAATGAAATACCCATTAGTAATTTTGATACTATACCACCAACCCTTTTATTATCTGGAGTATTTGCTATTACGAGTAATAGTTTGGTAGGACCTGTTGTTGTGGATAGTCAAATTGTGATAAATCCATCAGAAAGTTTAGATGTAGTTTCAGATACATATTATAATACTGGATATACAAATATGAGTATGAGTATTGGATCTACAAATTTATAAAAAATATTTTAATAAATTAATTTATTAAAATCTAAAAATCAATCGTATTTTTCAACATGACCTTTTATAAATCCGGACTTTCCGCTACTTATTCTAATGTGTCCACCAAGTTTATCAATATTATATTTTGAATTTAATTTTATAATATTTTCTACCGATTCGTTAACTTCGGATTTTATATCTTCAAATGTTCTTGGATCGGTTAATTCTAAATTCTTAAAATCTTTATGATATTTCATGTATATACTTTTGTATTCTTTTGTAGTTTTATCATAATCCCATATTTGTAATTTTGAACTTATATCATCATATGTAGTTATCCATCTTGTTTCTTCACATGTTAAAAATAAGTGTTCTTCAGGTGAATTTATATATCTTATAAGGATAGTTACGTGATTATTATTAAAATGTGGAAAGCTGGGAATAATTTTCTTATATATTTTCCAAGCATTAGTAGATTTTGAGTTAAATATATATTTATCTAACTTGTATTTATTATTGAAATCTTTAATATCAGTTTCTTTAATAAATCTGATATTAGAAACTTCCCTGTAAATATTAGAATTTTTTAGATCGATAAGTGTTAGGATGTCTGAGTATTGTTGATCATTTATATCAAGTAAAAATGTATTTGTATATCTATCACTTCCTATATATTTTAGTAAATTTTTTGACGGAATTGTCCATCCAGTTTCTTCGAATATTTCTCGTGAGCAAGCATTTTTTAATTGAGATTCTTGTATTTGTTTTTTATAAGGATTAATTATAATTTTTATATAATCCTTATTAAGATTTTAAATATAGAATTAAAAATGAAAAATATTTTTAATTCCGAAAAATATAATTATTATGAATATGATAGAAGATATTGAGGAAATGGGTAATATTTCTACGATTTCCGAGAAATCGGATAAAAGAGGGGCTATTACCAAGTTTATTCCAGAGGATAATCCAATTCTTATGAATTTTGTTATAGATTTAGAGAAAAATGTTGAAGATACATTTAAGAGTAATTTTACAAGGCTAACAAGAAAATATTCTATTCTTCCTAGTAAGAGAAATATGAGTATGATGTATCAATATCTTGTAAAAAACGATATTATTGAGAAAAATAAACAATTTGAATCTTATATTGTAAAGAAACCATCAAAATCTTGGTCAGGTGTCATAGTTATTACCATAGTAATGCGACCAGACCAATTTAGTTGTCCCGAAAACTGTAGTTATTGTCCAAATCAAACAAAGAAAAATGGAGCATTAGTTGATATGCCTAGGAGTTATCTTGATTCAGAACCTGCTGTAAAAAGAGCAGTTCAACATAATTTTGATACAAGTGCTCAGTTTTTTTCTCGAGTGAAAACTCTTGAAGAGAATGGACATACAATAGATAAAGCAGAGATAATTCTTGAAGGAGGAACTTTCTCAAGTTATTCAAGAAAATATCAAGTAGAATTAATGAGAGATATTTATTATTCAGCAAATACTTATTTTGATGAAGGAGAAAAGAGAGATAGATTGTCTTTAGAAGAAGAAATCACCATTAATGAATCAGCAAAATTAAAGATTATTGGGATTACTATTGAAACAAGACCGGATCATATTAATAAGGGCGAGTTGAAAAGATTAAGAACTTATGGTGTTACAAGAATTCAGCTTGGAGTCCAATCTATTTATGACGATGTTCTTGACGGTGTTAATAGAAATCATAAAGTACAACATAGTATTAAAGCTATTAAGGACTGTAAGGATTGTGGTTTTAAAGTTGATATACATGTAATGCCTGATTTACCTGGAACTACATTTGAGAAGGATATGTATATGGTAGAACATATATTAACATCTCAAGATTTTATGGCAGATTATATTAAGTGGTATCCTTGTCTTGATGTAGATTTTACTGAAATAAGAGAATGGAAGAAATCTGGTAAGTGGGTTCCTTGGGCTGATTCTGATAATGGTGAGAAAATATTACAACTTGGGTTAAAGATTAAGGAATTTTCAAAGGAGTATATAAGATATAATCGTATTCAGAGAGATTTTCCTGAAGAACATGGTAATGTAGTTGGATATTCTTCTAGTAATATAAAATCTAACTTTAGGCAGATGCTTCAGAACGAGATGAAACGTAGAGGATTGGAATGTAAATGCATTAGGTGTAGAGAAGTAAAGGATCGTGTAACGGATAGTGAGTTAAAGAATGCTTGTATAAAGGTAGAATCGTATAAATCAAGCGGGGGTGTTGACTATTTTATTAGTTATAATAGTACTGATAATAAACTTTTGTATGGGTTTGTAAGATTAAGAGTTTTGTATGGGGAAAATAATTATTTTCCGGAGTTGACGGGGTGTGCATTGATTAGGGAGTTGCATGTATATGGATCTTTAAAAGCTGTATATGATAAGAGTAGTAAAAATACAGTTCAACATTATGGATTTGGAAAAAAATTGATTGAGAAAGCAGAAAATATAGCAAAGTCGTTTGGATACAAGAAAGTTGCTATTATATCTGGTGTAGGTGTTAGAAATTATTATAGAAATCTTGGGTATAGTTTACAAGGAAATGGCCAGTATATGATAAAAGAGTTGGTATATATCAATAAACGTTCTTATGAGATTTTAAATAATATCTTGTACAAATATACTGACAAAATATGTTCAGTTATTTATATAGTAAGTTTAATATATACTTTATATTTTATGATTATTGATAAGTATTAAGAATAAGTTTGTCGATATGTCTAAAGACCGACAAAGTCGATAATTTAATTTCTTAAAAATAAAATGAATTTTTAAGAAAAGATATGAAGATATAACATTATTATGTCTAAACGTAAACTTACTGAATTAGAGATTGATGATATTCTCAGTTTTATAGTTCCAAATAAAGGAATACCTATAGCATCAGCAATGTCTGAAGTAAATATTAATAAAAAAAAATTAAAAGCACAATTATTATCTCAAGAAATATATCCAAGCCAGATTACTAAATTAAAAGAAGTAATAGAAAAAATGTATCATAAATCAAGAGCAGAACCTGGAACTTCAGTAGGAATTTTATGCGCTCAGAGTATTGGCGAACGTCAAACACAGCTGACGCTTAACAGCGTTGATTGGACTGAAAATATTTTATATATAAAAGATAATAAAACTGTTGTTGAACCAATAGGCCAAATGATAGATATTCTATTAGAAAAAGAACCTGAAAAAATTACTCACATTCCAGAAAATAGAACAGAATATCTTCCACTTGATCCGGAGACTGGATACTACATACCTTCATGTGATGAAAATGGTGATGTTGATTGGTATAAAATAGAAGCTGTTACAAGACATTTACCCGTTGGTAAATTAGTCCAAGTTAAAACCAAATCTGGACGAAGTGTTATTGCTACACAGTCAAAATCTTTCCTTGTATGGGACGGAAAACAATTCCAATCAACTCTAGGATCCGACATTAAAGTTGGTGATATCGTTCCAGTCACTAAAGATTTACCAAGATTTAAAAATATTCAAACACATTTTGATATGGATTCCATCTTTCCGAAAGATAAATATCTTTATACAACAGAAATAATTAAAGCACGTGAATACAAACTTTCAGGTGAAAGGACGTGGTGGATGAATCATAATGGAACTGATTTTATATTACCTTATAATAGATCTGACACTTGTTTTGGAAAACGCAGTGAATATTTGATGAAATGTCCTCCTGGTCTTATATATATCCACACTTCCGGCTCATTTGTATCTCATATTCCAGATAAAATTCCACTTGATAACAATTTTGGATTTCTTGTTGGTATATATTTAGCAGAAGGATTAAGCACATTAACTTTTGTTGGTATTAGTAATCGAGATCCAATTATAAGAAAAAGGGTAACAGACTGGTGTGATCTTTATGGGATAACTTATCACACCGTTACAACTGAATCAAAAAATGTTGAAAGAGGAACCAGCGTAGATTTAAAATTACATTCGACACTTTTGGCTCGTATGTTTAAAATTATTTGCGAAACTGGCTCATCTAATAAATTTGTTCCACATTTTGCTTATACAGCTCCAAAAGAATTTATGAAAGGTTTAATTGATGGATATTTTAGCGGCGATGGATCTGTTAATAGATCAGACGGGTCTGTTGTGGCATCCTCAGTGTCAAAAACTCTTATTTTGGGTATATCATTCATTTTATCTTATTTTGATATTCACGGGAGAATATCAGGAAGACAACAAAAAAAGAATAACATTGGTAGTAAAAATATTAAATACGCATACATTTTAAGAATTAGTAATAAAAACGCTCAGCAATTTGCTAAAGAGATTACTTTAACAGAATCAAATAAACAAGACAGACTTACTAATATAACATTGGCTAGAACTTATCGTTATGATTATGGAAGATCACAAGAAAACTTTCCTATAAGAGATGTACATTTTGATAGCATATCTTCAGTTGATTTTGTTGATGGAACAACAGAATACGTTTATGATCTAACCGTAGAAACTACAAGAAATTTTCAACTGTTCAACGGGTTAAATTGTATGGACACTTTTCATCAAGCAGGATTGACTAACAAAGCAGTCGTTTCAGGAGTGCCCCGATTTTCGGAGTTGTTGAATGCGACAAGAAATCCAAAGAGTGTGAGTTGTTATGTGTATTTTAATAAGAGTAATTCAAGTATTACTGAATTGAGAAATCTTATAGGAAGTAGTATAGTAGAAATTACATTTGCAAATATAGCATTATCAATAGATCCGATAGAGAATAAATCAGATGAAATATGGTATGATGCGTATAAGATATTACATAATGATCGTTTCGCAACGCATCGGCACTGTATTTCTATAAAGTTAAATATGAAGCTTATATTTGAATATAAAATTAATATGCAAACGATAGTTGATAGGATAGAGACTGAATATGGTGATTTAATGTGTGTATATTCTCCGATGAATATAGGACAGTTTGATATATTTGTGGATGTTAATGATATAAAACTTCCAGAAGATCGTGTATTATATATTGATCATGAAAATGCTAAGATGATATATTTAGAGGAGGTAGTAATTCCATTGATTACTAATATGACTTTATGTGGGATTCGAGGAATTGATAATATATTTTATTTACAGGATTCAAAGAGTAAGGACAATTCTTGGATGATTGAAACAGAGGGAGGATCTTTGTTGAAACTTTTAGCACATCCTTATATTAATAAGGAACAGACATATACTAATGATATATGGAATATTTATGAGGTATTGGGGATAGAAGCGGCTGCTCAATTTTTGATTGAGGAATTTATGAATATTATGGAGGATATTAGCATAAAGCATGCACAACTTTTGGTTGAATGGATGACGTTTAACGGTAGTATAAATTCAATTTCACGGTATGCAATGAGAACAGAAGATGTAGGTCCTATTTCAAGATCTTCTTTTGAGGAATCTTTTGATAACTTTATTAAAGCTGGTGTTTATGGCCTTGAAGAAAGTACAAAAGGTGTATCGGCGTCAATTATTTGTGGAAAACTTGCTGGAATGGGTACAGGATTGTGTAAACTTAAAATGGATATAACTAAGTTACCAAAAGCACCTTCTTTATTTAAAACGGATCATATCGTCGAAAAGACATACGAGAATAAATCTGAGAGTAAATATGAGAATAAATCTGAGAGTAAATCCGAGAGTAAATCCGAGAGTAAATCAAAAAAGTTTGAAATGCCAAAGAAAAAAGAATTTATTAAAATATAGGTTTAAAGAATTATAGATTTAGTATTAGAATGCACACAGCAATTTTTATATGATACAAATAAATGCATTCTGTAAAAAAGATTTTAAATTATAATATTCAAAATCTAAACAAATAGCTTCAGTAAATAAAAATATGTCATTTACTGAAGTAAAAAATTCTGATATTATAGGAAGTGATTGTTGTCGTTTTCCTAATAAATCAGTTGAAGAATTAAAAGAAATATGTAATTCTATTCAAGAGGCAGTTGGATTTAATGATCTTGGGTTTATAAAAACATCTGCTGGTTGTTTAACATCTGTTCAAAATGTAAATTTTTATGTTAATGAAGAAAAATATAAGAAACATCTTGATAGAAAAATCAAAATTGCCCAAAATATTATAAAAAGAGATATAACTTTTGTAAGTACAACTTGTAAAAGATTAAATCTGTTTATAAAGACTATGGATTCATTCTTACATTTTTGCCAAGATATTCATATAATTGATAATTGGTTATGCATTGATGATAATTCTTCCGAGTCTGATATAAGAATTATGAAAGAAAAGTATCCATTTTTTGAGTTTATTCTTAAAACTCCAGATCAAAGAGGTCATGCAAAAAGTCTTAATATAATGTTAAATCAAGTAAAAACTAGACATATTCTTTTATTAGAAGACGATTGGTTATCTTCGAAAACATTTTATATAGAACCTTATATTGATTTTTTAAAAGAAAATTCTTATGATCAAATCTTGTTTAAAACATTTTTGGACAAGTTTCATCCACAAATAAAAATTATTAATAATACATCTGTATTTGAATATAAATATTCTCCATTTCATCCAGGTAAAAATAAGCTTGAAAAAAACTATAGAAATAGTTATGACATATATGAAGAAGAATTTGAAGTATATAAAAAATATCCAGATCCAAGAGAGAAAGGTTTTTATTATCCAGGATTTAGTTTAAATCCTGGAATATTCGTGTTAGATAAAATAAGAGAAAATAACTTTACTTTTAAAGAAGATAAATCGTATAATGATTCAACAGAATTATATTTTTCATTTCAATGTTTAGATAAAAATATGAAAATTGCATTTTCACATATTGATATTCATCATATAGGTCATGGAAACAGTGCATATGTACTTAATGATACGAAACGTTCTTATGATTATGTATAAATTATGTATAAATTATTTATTATAAAAATATTTTTTATAATAAAACTAATGGGTAAAAAGTTGTCTAAGAGAAAATCTAAGAGAAAAATCTCTAAAACAAAATCTAAAGAAGATTATTTAAATAAAATAATAGTTGTAAATGATAATGATTATGTTATAGAAAAGAAAATGGGTTCTGGATCATATGGTTCTGTCTTTTTGGTAAATAGAAATAAGAAAAAATATGTTATAAAAATTATAATATTAAGACCGCATGAATATAATAAAGAAAATGTAGAGAAAAATATATTAAAACACCTACAAAATAACTGTAGTAAGTATTTTTTATGTATAGTTGATTCTGATATGAAAGATAATACGGTATATATTGTTACAAAGTATATACCTGGTTATATAGAACTTGGAGATTTATTAAAAAATTACAAAATTAATATTGATTATAAGATTAAAATAGCTCAAGATTTATTAAAAGGATTAAAAGATATGCATAATATTGGTATAATTCATAGAGATATAAAACTAGCTAATATATTAGTAAAACTTCCATATCATAAAATACAAGATGGATCATATATCAAATATATAGATTATGGTTTTAGCTGTTTAAGCCCTGATGAAAATATAAATAATATTTTTACAGAAAGCTGTTATAACAGAACAGTTGGAACTCTTGAATATTTTTCACCAGAATTAGCAGAAAATTGGTTATATTTGACTGATAAACATGATAAATTTACCTTTAGAAAATTACACTTTGATGAATGGAAAAAATGTGATTTATGGGCGTTAGGTATATTATTGTATATGTTATTTATTATGAAATCTCCTTATAAATTGCAAAATATGAATGATGACCAAATATTACAGCAGATATTAACTACAACAATATTTGAAACTCCAATGCCGTTTTTATATGTTAATAAGTTTGTTAAATTAGCTAAACCTATTAGAAATATAATTAATAATTTATTACAAATAAAACCAAAAGATAGAAATATAGAAATATAGTTTAAAAATAAATACTTTATTTTTAAATGATCGATTATAATACACCCTATTGTATAGATGGGTGTTTTTCATGTGAAACATATAAAGAACATATTGATATGAAATTAAAAGAAGACTTATTATCAACAAATGATATATTACGTAATATGAAAAGTGATTTAAAAAAACATATTATGTCTAATACATCTAATCATACTATAAACTGTATGCTTAGATCTATGTCAAATTTAAATAGGGTAGAAACCGGTATAAAATTAAAGTCAAACTTATAAAATATAATTTTTATTCAAATATTGATGTATCTATATTAAAAGCATAAAAATATAAGAATGATCTCATTCTTATTTTATAGTCAATTAATTTTTTATCAAAAACTTTAAAATCTTTTAGCCACTTTATAACAGTTTCTCCTTTTATTATATATAGTTTTTCTATATTTAATTTTGGCTTACATATCATTATTTCTCCATTTAATCTATTAATTTTATCTGAAAAATAGCCATCCATATGTAAATAATTACACAAAAAATAAGAAAAAATATAGTCCTGAAACATCATAGAATTTCTATTTAATATTCCATCTTTTATTGGGAATATTAATTCAACTACTTTTTTAACAACAGGATAATCATGTTTTAATCTTTCAATGTTATCTTTATTTATGAAAAGTAGATTAAGAGGTTCGGTTGTAGTGTATCTATATATTTCACATCTAAAATTACTTCTAGGATTATCTTCTTTAATACCATATAATCTTAAAGAATATCTTACTGCTTCGTTTATATTTGGTGTAAGCCAAATAATACCTGTTTTATTTTCCTTTGTATAATTTCCTTTTATAGGTTTATTTTTAAAAACTCCTCTATATAATAATGTATTTTCAGGTAAAGTATATACCATATTTTTATAAGAGTCTACATTAAATTGTTCAAATGATATTTTATCAAGTATTTTTGATTTATATAAATTGTCAAGACGTAATATTAAATTTAAATCATCATATTCATTTATATCTGTTTTCTCGTTTTCCCATGATATTATCTCTTTAAATTCCGGAGTTTGTTTTAAATAGTCTCTTGATTTTAAAAATATCGATGGATTATCACATTTTAATTTAAACTCAGTTATTTCCTTGTCGTAACTTTCATCTGGTATTGGTTTGACCGGTTCTAATTGAAGTATACAATCTCGTTGTGTATTATAAAAAATATCTAATATACCAGTTTTAGGTTCTAATAATCGTTCTCTCATTTTATCATCGTTAAAAAGGTTTAGTAAAAATATAGAATTTTCTATAGGATTTTTACTAATTTTTTCAACAATTTTTTTATTTGATAATTTCTCTAAATTCATATTTTTAATTATAAAAATGATTATATTTTTTTAGATTATAAAATACATAAATATGGAAAATAGTATTGATTTAATTATTGGACCAATGTATTCGGCAAAGACAACAGAACTAATTAGACGGTTAACTATATATGCTAATCTGGGTTTAAAAGTATTATATATAAACTCTGGTTTTGATGATCGTCAAACTAAAGATGGAGAGTTTTTTTCTACACATAATCCTACATTACAATTTACAAGTCTGGATGATGCTAAAATAGCATCTGTAAAGACACAGCGACTTGGAGATATATTTTCAAACGCATGTTTGTTTGATATTATAGGTATCGACGAAGCTCAATTATTTGTTGATTTGAAAAGCTTTACACTTTGTTTGGTAGAAAGATATAATAAGAAAGTTATTATTGCAGGACTTAATGGAGATTTTAAAAGAGAACCTTTCGGGGATATATTAAATATGATACCATTCTGTGATAATATTACCAAACTTAACCCATATTGTCAATTGTGTAGCCAAAAATTCCCAAAGGTATTAAAACAGGCTCCTTTTACTAAGAGATTATCATCATCTTTAGAAACAATTGTTATAGGAGGAAAGGGAACGTATATTCCTGTATGCAGGGATTGTTTCTTAAATTAATAATTTAAGGATTAGAAAAATAATTAAAAATAATTATTTTTTCTTCTGGTATATAATAAATAAAATGTTAAACAACAAATTCTTTATCACTATTGTTTGTTTATTACTTACAGTTTTTGCATTTGTAAATGCGAATAGTAACCCAACTAAAGAAGGTTTTTTGACAGGGTTTTCAATGGGAAAAACTTTTAATAGAATATCTACAACTGGAACTAATACAAGACCAGCACAATCTGTAATGAATCAAACTGCAGCCTCTTTATCTTCAGCACAAGCGAGAGCCAATCTTGCTCAACAAGCATCTACTACATATGGAGTTAGAAAGGGAGATATGTATCAAGTTCCACCAAGTTTCCAAGCATCATTATCTCCTCGTATGTATGCTGGAAGCTACGGAGCTAATATTAATTATGATATTCCTTCAATGAAAAACTTAGCTGTTCCTGCTGATCCTCTTACATTTGCAAACATGTCTAGAGAAAATTTCCAAGGTTGCAAAGCTGGTGTTGGTAGAGGAAATGGTTCTCTTGCTTCAACAAAGACAATTCCTCCTCCCGGATATACAGCATCTAACTATTCCGATCTTCAAAACGCTTTATCTGGACAAACAGCAACATCTGAACTTCCAGTAGGAAATATGGAAACAGTAAATGCACAGGGTTTAGCAGACCAAGTATTTACAGTAAATACTTTAATGTTTTCTCCACAAAAAACAAGATTACGCCAACAGTCTGACTATATTAGAGGAGATTTACCCATTGTACCAGATTCGTGTAAAACAAAATGGTTCAATGTTTCTGTAAATCCTGCATTGGATCTTAATATTGGTGCAATGAATATAATGGCAGGACGTAATGAGGCGACAACATTATTCAATGAAACAGTTACAGCTCTCAATGGTGGATTATCAAATGATGTTTATGCGAGTGTTAACATGGCTTCCCAAAAGGATACAGCAACTCTTGGGGCTTCTAGAGGAATTAGCGTCACAGCGTTCCCTTAAACAACGTATTCTTCATTAATTTGATGTAATTTATTAATATCATTCATCGTTAATGATTTTTTTGATTTTATTAATATTGCTTTATTAATAACATCTTGAGTTTTAGTTTCTATTTCTGCTTTTATAATATCATAAATTTTTATCTTATCTTTCGGTTTTAAAATAATCCCACAATCTTTTAATAAATTTTCCATAATATTATCTGGAATATCCATATTTATAAAAATAAATTATTTTTATAAATGCCAAATCTTTTTGAAAATCATATACAACGAGTTTTTAAAAATGTCTTAAATCAAACATATACAAGTATTCCTATATATGGAAATAGTATCGTATCTTTTACTAAAACACAACTAAGTAATGCTCTCAACATTATCTGTCTAAAAATAATAAAAATAAGCATAGAATTATCTAAATACAAGTTAAGAAAAAAAATTAATGAAGATGACATTACTAATGCAGTATCTCTTGTATTTCCAGGCGAATTATTAAAGAATTTTATTAGATTTAATGTAAATATAAATTCTTCTAAATATTTTATATTTCCACTAAACTCGATGAAAAAAATAATAAAATTTAACACAGATGATATGATTTTGTCTAAAAAATGTCCAAATATATTATCCGTAGCTTTAGAATACATTTGTGCTGAAATATTAACTATATCAATAGTTGAAGCTCATTTTGGTAAAAAAGCAAGAATAAATACACTTCATTTGGAATCAGCAATAAGAAAAGATAAAGAAATAGGTAGCATCTTTAAAAATATAACTTTTAGTACTAATTCATTTACAATTCCCAAAGAAATATTTAAACAATTTATAAATAAAATGTATACAGACTTCAACATATCTAAAAATGTATTATTAAATATCCAGTCTTATATTGAACAGTATATAAAAAATATAATAAAATCAGCAAAATTACTTTATACACACTCAGGTCGTGATTTTCTAAAAGCGAGAGACTTGAATTTTGTCTTAAAAAATATTATGTGCAAAGAACATAATGAAAACTCTTTAATTATAATCTAAAAATATATAATTATTATAAAAAATGGCAGAATCTAAATATGCTACTCTAATGGAAACAAACGAATCTGAAATGGAAAGCTGGTATTACTTTATTAAATATGACGGCAATGAAGAAAATTTGAAAAATCTTCAAACTCAACTTGAAAAAGTAAAATTTAAGACTATAGATGAATTAAGTGCTTTTGATTTAGAACTTCAATATCTAGTCTCAGCACAAACAGCAAAAGATATGACAAAAATTGATATGAATGCTTTTTCTTTTCACAGAAAGTTTGACGGAAAACTTAAAGCAATTGATTTTGCATTTACAGATACTGATAAAAACATTAAAAAAATTAAGAAATGTAATGATGTATTAGGATATGGTTCAATAGACGAATTCATATCAGATGAAGATATAGATCCAGAAGATCTTAGAAATCCAGATGATGAATCTACAGAATCGGATTCCGACGAAGAGTCAGACGAAGAGTCAGACGAAGAGTCAGACGAAGAGTCAGACGAAGAGTCAGACGAAGAGTCAGATGAAGAGTCAGATGAAGAGTCGGATGAAGAGTCAGATGAAGAGTCTAAACAAGAATTAAAAAAAATAGGGAACATTCCGGAAGCTTTAATTAAATCTGAACTACCAAAATGGGCTAAAGCGAGAAAGAAGAAGACAAGTACAAGTACAAGTTTAAAGAAAGAAGACAACTAAGAGTTTAAAGAAAATTTACATAATACTTGGTAATTTTACAGGAATTCCACCAAACTCTCCAATATCCCATTCTTGATCACCGACACTCATTACTATATTAAACCCTGAATCACGTGCGTGTTTTCTTGCACTTGTTTTATAAAAATAAGGATCTTCTGAATATATAGGTCTAAAATATATTGAATAAAAACCTTTTATTTTACATGTATTTAATAGACCCATTGTTTCTTTTACTACAAAATCAACACCTCCTCTTGCAGTAATTATAATAGGTTTTACGCCTAATTTTTTTGCAGTATTATATAAATCTACAATAGGTTCTATACAATCTCCAATAAATAAACCATAACTATTATTTGTAGCACATATTAATGTGTCATCTATGTCAAATATTATAGCAGGATTCTTAATATTTTTTAAATTTAATTTATATAACATTTCTTTTGATTTTTCAGAAATTTTTTTTACATGTTGCAAGTAATTCATATATTAAACTTCTATTTATTATATTTAATTTTAAAATAAAATTAAAATTTATAACCATTTTTCATTAATTCATTTATAATATATTCCTCTATATCTTTCACCTTCACTGTATATGGTACTTCTATCAACAATATCCCTTCATTCTTACAAAACTGACTCTTTAAAACATCTCTATACTTTTGATTCATAAATGCCTCATGATTTTTATGAAAATATGGTATGTACTTATAGTGTTGAGCTCCATTATACTCAACACCTAATTTTAAATCACTATTATAACAATCTATCTCTAGATTTATATTATTATTTCCAAAAGATGTCACAGGATTTCTCAAAAAATCTGGTCGTATTTTATTAAATGGACGCCTAAATATTTTTTCCAATACTCTTCTACACTCTGTTTCTCCTGATGAATCTTTCCTTTCCTTTTTAGAATGATTCACATTAGTATCAAAACTTCTATAATAACTTGTAGACCACGTCCCTCTTTCTCGTTTACACCATCTTATAAGTGCGTATATTATTAAGAATAAAATACATGAACATAATACTATCTCAAATGCATAAGAATTCCATAGTTCTTTTATTTTTTCTATTATATCCATTTATTATATATACAGTTTTACATATTTTAATTTCATTTTTATAAAAATGAAATTAACTTATAAAAAATTATAAAAAAATAAATGGATATTCAAATTATACCAGAAAATGATGGCGGATATTCAATTATTATTTATATAGAAGACTTTTTAGAAAAAAATACATATAAAACTTATCTAGATCATATTAATACAATTAATGACTGGAAATCAGGCGACAGAGATGGACATGTTATTAATAGATTACAAAAATGGTATCACATAGACAAACAACCATTTTCACAAAACTGGAGATATGAATGGCCAAGATGGTCCCCTCATACATACGATGAATGGATTTATAACATTCAAAACAATGTCCAAACAAAAATACAAGATATCAAACAAAATCTAAGCGATCATCATAAACAATATTTAAATAACACATTCAACAGCGCTTTATTTAATTACTATAGAAACGGTGAAGATGCTATTGGAAGACATAGAGATGATATTTTAGTTTTAGGTGAAAATAACACAATAGCATGTGTTTCTTTTGGAACACCAAGATTATTTGAGATAAAAAGAGTTATTTATAACCCAGATAATTTAAAAAGTCTTAAACTGAATAACATACAACAACACATGAATAAGGATATAATACTCAAACCTAATTCTTTATTAATAATGAGTGGTTCTTTTCAAAAGTATTTTTCGCATGAAATACCAAAATCTACAGAATTTACAGGGCAAAGACAAAGTATAACACTAAGACATGTATAATTTCAAATTATGTAAATCTATAGGATTATTACGAGCATTTACTGCTTTTGTACATGCAAGTTTTCCTATATCTACTAATTCTGGCATTTTATTCTTCAAAAATAAACATATTATACTAATTAAATTCCACCTCGAATAATCATAAAATTCATTATTAACAAGGGTTGATTCTAATTCATTTGGCTTTTCTAAATAAAACGCCCTCTTTACATAAGGTGCTGCTCTTTCAAAACAATTATTATCGATACTTGTTTTAAACATATACACAAATGCGTCTATAGGTGGACTTGGGTGTGCTATAGCCATTTCTAAATACTTGTATATAATATCAACTGATTTTTTACACATCATCCCACAAAATCCTATTCTAACAAGTGTAAATTTTTCATCTATATTAGATAATATATCATCTTTTGTCTCTAATGATAATAAATTATATCTAAAACCATTTTCAAAATCCTGCTTGCACATATAACTTTGAGCCAAAAAATAATAATTTCTCTTTGAAACTTTTGCTTTTAATAATTTCTCTATATCAGAATCATATCTTGTTATACTCGAGCCTCCATTTTTAACTCTATCCTGATAAAGATTAAATAAGTTTGATAAATTTAAATTCAAATCAACATTTAAAAATTTCTCATGAACTGGATAACTCAAATCATACCTGCAGTTACTATTATTTCTTATAAATCTTAAATCGTTATGTTCTGATATCTGATTAGATCTCTCTAACCATACTTGTTTAACAACACCAAATTTTATATTTTTCGGTATTTTTTCTATTATATCTAATAAACTCTTCTTTGATTTATCACATCTAAATTCATCCCCAGCATCCATCAACAATAAAAATTTAACTCGAACTTTCTCTGCAAATTCTATAGCTTCATTTCTACTCTCTGGAAACGATATAAAGTTACCCTGTTTTAAATGCAAAACAAAGTTATTGTCATTACAAACCTTCTTTATTATATTTATAGTATTATCTGTACTACCAGTATCAAAAACTATCACATTCTTTATATATTTTGATATAGATTCTATAGATTTTTGTATACTATTTTCCTCATTTTTTACCATAAACAAAACTCCCAATAAATTATCACTCATTTATTATTTAATACTCCATATTTAAATTATATTTTATAATTTAAATTAAATCATTTAGGATCACCAAATCAGGCTTCCTCTTCATAATCAAGATTAGCAGTCAAATCAGGGATATCAGCACAAATCTCGCTCTGTAGATCATCAGAATCATAATCAACAATACCATTACAACCGATGTAAATCAAATTTTTCTCAAGTATTTGATAAAAAAGCTCATACCTAAGAATACAAAATACTTTATTGCCATATAATTTAATATCATCTTTCAAAATCATACGATGCTCATTCGTAAAAAGGAATGAACTAGTATACAAAAAAGGACTCAACTTCTCTCGCAACTCGAGAGGAGTCATCCCATCTTCATAATGTCTAACTAACTTGTGATAATAATGATTATTTTCACCAGTCTTGCTGTTATTAAAAACAAATACAATTCTTCCCATATTATACTAAAAATAATATTTTTAAAATTAAAAATCGTTTTTATTTTTTAATAAACAAATGCAGTAGAATATATTTTTTGATGAACTGTATCACAATTACTTAATTTGTATTCACATATACTTTTATCAGGATCTATATAGGTCATACCTATATACAATGGAATACAAAAATCAATCATTTTTTTTGTCTTAAAAACTATAGATGTATATAATACATTACATTTTTCATTGATTGAAAGTTCATTTTCAACTACAATAATCTTTCCATCAATAGTTTTGACATAAATAGTAGGCATATTTCTAATATAATAGACTTTATTTTAGAAATTCAATTTTAAAAATAAAAATATAGATTATAAATAAAGTAAATATGAAGATTATAAATCTTTTCCTTAACTCTATAATATTTATGATGTCATTTACATCAGTTTTCTCTGAACCTAGAGCGGACTTTTCAAATTTTATTACAAAATACAACAAAAACTACGACTCTATTGAATACGAACATAGATTTAACGTATTTAATCACAATTTAGAACTAATCAACACCCACAATACCCAAAATCACTCTTGGAAAATGGAAGTAAATAATTTTGCTGATATATCTATTGATGAATTCGATGGGTTATACAAAACATACAAATCACGTAAATCTGACGATAATATTCCCAGAATAAATTTTACATACTCTTTAGAATCTCTTCCTGATAATTTTGACTGGACCGCTTTAGGCGCCGTAACACCAGTAAAAAATCAACAGCAATGCGGAAGTTGCTGGGCTTTTTCTACTACAGGTTCTACAGAAGGCGCTTGGTTTCTTAAAAATCATAAACTATTATCTCTTTCTGAACAACAACTGGTAGATTGCTCAAAACCTCAAGGGAATGAAGGTTGTTCTGGTGGTTTAATGGACCAAGGTTTTAAATATATCGAACAAAATGGAATATGTTTAGAGAATGATTATCCTTACACTGCAGCAGATGGAACATGTAAAAAGAGTTGTAAAAGTGTAGTTAAAATATCCTCATTTGTAGATGTTCCAGAAAATAATGAAATAGCATTACAAAATGCCCTTCATTTAACTCCTGTGTCCGTAGCTGTAGAAGCAGATCAATGGCAATTTTACTCTTCTGGTGTGTTAACTACAACTTGTGGAACAAACTTAGATCATGGAGTATTATTAGTTGGATGGGGCGTAGATAGTAATAATGTAGCGTTCTGGAAAGTAAAAAATTCTTGGGGAACTGAATGGGGAGATGAAGGATATATATTACTTCAACGCGGAGTATCTTCGTCTGGACAATGCGGTATTGCCATGCAACCAAGTTATCCAGTAGTTTAAAAATATTATTAGAAATATTTCTAATAATATTTAATTATTCTTTGTAATCATATTACTATTTTACTTAACAAGCTTCCAACCAAATACACCATTTGCATTTTCTACAGATTTGTAAGATAATCCATCATTTCCTTTCATAACTTTTCCTTGGCAACCAGCTGCATTTGCCGGGAATGGAGGAGATGGTCTGGATCTATATTTTTTACGCTCCGACTCATTTTTACCATACATAGCCAAATTTATACATTCAGCTTTAGATTTACGTGGCTTACGGGATGTCTTCTTTGACTTACGTGATGTCTTCTTTGACTTACGTGACACCTTTCGTGATGTTTTGCGTGATTTACGGGACGCCTTACGTGATGTTTTGCGTGATTTGCGGGACGCCTTACGTGATGTTTTGCGTGATTTACGGGACGCCTTTCGTGATGTTTTGCGTGATTTACGGGACGCCTTTCTTGATTTACGGGACGCCTTCTTTGACTTACGAGACGCCTTCTTTGACTTACGAGACGCCTTTCTTGATTTACGGGACGCCTTCTTTGACTTACGAGACGCCTTACGAGACGCCTTCTTTGACTTACGAGACGCCTTTCTTGATTTACGGGACGCCTTCTTTGACTTACGAGACGCCTTACGTGACGCCTTCTTTGACTTACGAGACGCCTTACGTGACGCCTTCTTGGACTTACGGGACGCTTTACGTGACGCCTTAGTCTTAAATGCGAATGAAGATTCGCATCCACATGATGACATTTTTATTTAATTAAATAGATTTTTTATTTTTTTTAATAAATGAGTATTAAAAAAAATAATTACGTTTCTAATAAAAATCTTTATGAAAAAATAAAAAAAATTGCAAAAACTAAATTCAAAAAATGGCCATCTGCTTATGCAAGTAGTTGGTTAGTAAAAGAATATAAAAGACAAGGTGGAAAATATACGTCTAAAAAATCAGAGAAATCTGGTTTATCAAGATGGCATGCCGAAGAATGGATTGATGTATGTAAACTTCCAAAGATAGTACCATGTGGTAGAGAAAATTTGAAAAGAACAACTTGGAAGAAAAAATATCCATATTGTCGGCCAAAAAAGCGTATAACATCAAAAACTCCTAAAACAGTTAAAGAATTATCTAAATATGAAATCAAAAAAAGATGCTCTATCAAGAGAAAATCTCCAATGAAAAGATTATTAATGAAATCTAAGAGAAAATCTAGAAAACTTTCTTATAGAAGAAAGTCTTTAAAATCTAAGAGGAAATCTAAGAGGAAATCTAAGAGGAAATCTAATAAGAAATCGCAACATTAAATGTGTTTTTATCAAAAATTTTATTTCTAATTTCTATTTGGTCTTCAAGATCTTTAAAAACCGAGTCATAATTTGGTAGTGTTATATTAATTTCATTTTTGTATGTTATAACAGACTTATAGTTATAATATTTGTTCATTTCAATAGGCATTATTAATGTGCATAAACAATTTAATGCAAGTGGAATAGAACCAGAAATTTTATCCACAATTTTATTAGCAATATCAGTAATAAATATATAATCAGATTCTTTTAGTATTTGTATTAGATCTATTGTTGATATACTATTATAAAATTTAAAGTTTTTATATAGCTTAAAACTTACATCTAAAAATGTATCTAAATTTCTATCTATAAAAATATAATTATAGTCCTCAAAATTTTTAATCATATTTATATGTTTTTTGGTAAAATATCGTGCATTATTTCCAATAATTACTATATTTTTAGTTGAAATTCTCCTTTTTGTCTCTACATCTATTATTTTATATACCTGTGAACAATAATCTAAATATGGTCTATCTACGAAATATCTAACACCAATATGTGTATTTATTTGAGGTCTTCTATTTATATTAGCATGATCTATACATATGACTTTATTATTTATCCAAGAATTTTTAAACACAAAATCATCGTCTGTTAATAATAATATTTTACTATATTGATTGTTAGGTTGATATGCTGATAATTTTTTTAAAGTAAAAGATTTGGTTGGAAATGTTAATAAATAAAATTTTAACCATTCCATATTATTGGTAGTTTCAGTATAAATATCTAATTCAATATTTTTATAAAGGCAGTAATCTATAACATAACCAAACATCTCATAATGAAATGGAAATCCGTTAAAAATAGCTATTTTATTAGGTTTTAATATTTTAGAAGATCTAACCCAACAAATAAAATTTTCTAGTCTCTTTATCTCATTATTATAAATTATTTCTATTTCTTTGTTACCATTTTTATTCTGGAATAGTATATTGTTAGTTGAAATATCTTTAACATATTCTGTAGTTTCTTCAAACTTTAAAAAATAAACATTATCGCATTTACCTTCTTTACCTATAAATGAATTATATTCAGGTAAATTTAGATATGTATTCATAGCTCTTCCCAAAACACCAGGACCTCTAAAATTTAACTTTGAATCTGGAATTATATTATTATCTATCTGATAAATTATAATATCTATGCAATATTTTAATATTTTAGACTTAGGAACTGAAGCTATGAATCCATTTGATAAATTGTGCGTTCCTTCCATTACATTTCTATTAAAATCAATTGGACATATAAAATCTATTCCTTTATGTAAAAAATCATCTAGATTACCAATACATATTGTATCAACATCTATATATACACCACCATTTATGTAAAGAACACAATATCTCCACAAGTCAGCTTTATAAGCGCCAGGTAAAATTCTACAATAAACATCATATATTTTTTTACTAAAATTATTTTTTATGAAATTTTGTCTATCTTTTGCGTCATATAAAAGGTATTTATATGTTGGATTTTTTTCTTTCCAAGTATTTATCAAGTTTCTCATTTCTATACCTATTTTTTCTTCAGAAACCTCCCATGTTTGAAAAATGTTTTTTGGTATATTACTCATTTTTAGATTTTTATATTATATTCTTTAGAATATAATATAAAAATCTAAATCAATCTAAAAAGTATGTGAAAAGTTCCAGCCAAGTTCTGCAAAAAGACCAATACATATATCGTCATGAAAAGATTTTCTATCAATTGTCTTTAGAATATTAAAGTCTTCTTTTTTACAGGGAAATTTATGTCGATTAAGAAATTGGTATAATACATATTGAGTATTAATGAAATTTTTTCTATCAATTTTTCTATCACATTTGTATCTTTTATCATAAAGATCAGTTAATGTATCAAAATCATCTAACAATTTATCTTCGATATGAGACAAATCTGGAGGCTTTATTCCGGTCAAATTATAATGTATAAGATTCACATTTTCATAATGCTTTGTGTATTGCAATTCTTTTAAAAACATTAATACATTATCTTTTGTTATTTTTGAGAATCTTTCTTGGCCTAGTCCATCTTGTAGTAAGTGATGTCTTTCAAATTCTCTTGTTAAATCTTCATATACTTTTTTATCAATTGTGCTATTTTGTTTTCCTTGATATTGATTAATACAATCTCTAAAATGAACTTTTCTATCATATGTGTATTTTGCTGATATATTAACACGTTCTGTATCTTTATAACTCATTGTATATAAAAATAAGTCTATTTGATTTCCACATTCAACGCATACGTATATATAATTATCTACAATATCAAAGTGTTTTTTATTACCACAATTAGTACATTCTAATTTTATTTGAGAATTAGATGATATAATATTTTTGCATATTAAGCTATATTTATTTGCTATTTCTAAGTATTTTTGAGTAATTTCGGTTTTTTTATCGGATTCATCGGGATCTATTTTTTTGCCCATAAAATTAAGTTTAATTGGAGTTTTTAATATATTTTTGTATTCTTCTAAAAAAGAAGCTGTTTCTGCAATATAAAATGATTCAGTTGTTCTGTTTTTTAAATCTTTTATTTTTCCAGATAAGTTTTCATGCGATTCTAATAAATTATCTTTTATTCGTTTTGATAAATTATCTAAAATAAGAATCTTATTTATATTATTTAATTTTTGTATATATTCTTGTAATTTCTCATTTTCTTCTCTAAAATTACTCTTAATCTCTTCATCTATACTTATAATGTTTTGTTCATTAGCACTTTTTTGAATATGTTTTGACATATTTTTATTATAGTATTTAAAACTTTCTTTTAAATGTCTAAAAAAATAAGAAAAAAAAAAATTTATTTATCTTGCTTTATATAAAATAAAATGTCATCTTCTATTTGCACATCTAATGTTACATCCGGTTTTATCGATTTAGCGACATTCGACGAAATTGAGAAGTATATGTACGGCGGTCCAGACGCAACTGCCTACTTTGTCCGCGAGACACGCAAGGCCACATGGTTCACCCAAGTTCCAGTATGCCTTTCACGTGCCAGTGGATCCCCCGAATTCGGCCAAGAATGCTCGTTCAGTATATCCCGTGCCGGTGATTACTTACTTGAAACATGGCTCCGCCTCCAAACACCCGTGATTACAGCTGCTACTTTTGTAACTACAACTGGAAATGGTACCATCGCTTGGACACCTAACTTTATGCACAATCTTATTAAGGAATGCGCTATCACATTCAATGATTTAGTTGCTGCTCGTTTTGACAACTACCATCTTGATTTCTGGTCTGCTTTCACAGTTCCAGCTGGAAAGCGAAATGGATACAACAATATGATTGGATCATTCCCAGATATGACTAACTTTTCACAATCAAAGCCATCATTCACACTCAACTTACCACTCCCCTTATTCTATACACGTGACAGTGGAGTTGCTCTTCCAACAGCTGCTCTCCCATACAACGACATGCGTATTCAATTCAGCTTCCGTGACTGGACTGAGTTATTACTCACAACAAATGGAACAATTATTAGCAACGCAACTACAACCACCCTTGCTTCTGGATACAACATGGGTCTTGGAAGCAAGACAAATGTTTGGGCCAACTACGCAATTGTTTCCAACGATGAGCGTAAACGCATGGCTTGCGCCCCAAGAGATATTCTCATTGAACAAGTACAAACTGCCCCAAGATCAACATTAAAGACAGACTCATCAGCTGGCGCCCAACAAGTTGATATCCGTTTCTCACATGCTATCAAAGTATTATTCTTCTCTGCTCGCAACAAGGCGATTACAAATTACTGGTCAAATTACACAACCACTACACCATCTGTTAGCTGGACTGCACCAACTGGTACTGTACCTGCTGTTGGAATAATTGTTGAATTCAATACTAACGGCGATCAACCACTTGACCCAATCAAGTCTACATCTCTTATCTACGAGAATACACAACGTCTTAACGACATGGGATCTGATTACTACTCTTTAGTCAACCCATACTACCACGCTCCCGTAATCCCTGATGTAACTGGATTCCACATGTACTCATACTCATTGGACTTCATCTGCTTAGATCCTATGGGATCAACCAATTACGGCAAGCTTACAAACGTGTCAATCAACCCTACACCATCACAGGCAGCTGTTGAGGCTACATACCCAGTAGGACAAGGCGAAGTAGTAACACCTTTCGAGTTCATTGTTACAGCGGTTAATAACAACATTATCCGCATCAGCGGAGGCGCATTGGGCTTCCCAGTTCTCTGAAAATTTGGCTTATTTGTATATACTCTTATACTCTATTTTTTATACCTTTGAATAGTATAAAAAATTCTAATTATTTTTTAAAAGTTTCATTTTTAGTTCCATATTTTCCAGTCTTAAGTTAATGTTTTCTCGTTCTAATAATTCTAACTGAAACTTTAGATCATTCTCTTTTAATAAATTTCTAATCGTATCTATAAAATTTTGGAGAGTATCTTTTGGTTTAAAAATTTCAAGCTGTTTATTAAACACAACGCGATAAAATGATAGTAATTCATGTAATCTCTTTTCTATAGTTCTACTAGATATTTTAAATATTTTAAATATTTTTATCATTCTAAACATTTCAAATTCACTTTCACAAGATTCGTGTTTACTTATCCTATTCTCAATTCTACCATCTGAATAGCCAATTTTTACTAAACCATTTCCAATATAAGCAAGATACAAACAGATTACATTTGTATATAAAGATATATCTAATTTCATCTCTAAAATTTCAGCTTCTATATCAATTTCTGATAGATTAATTATTTTCTTAACAGGTCTCTGTAGCTTGACTTCACCTGTTATAATTAATTCTCTTATATATCTACTAACTTGTAAAGCAAATGATGGTGATATCCACTGTGCTAATTGAACTGCTAAGTCAGGATGAATCCAAGATCCTCTTTCTTCATTTATTCCAGTCATTTTTGTGTCAATTAATAGGTCTGCCGGGATCCCGGCAGACCTATTTAACTCATTTATTAGATCTTTAGTTGATTCAAGACTATTCCAATGATTAAATCTTTTCTTTCCAGCTTTACATAATTGTGTTGCATTGACATACCCATCTTTTCTAAAAGGAACTATAAATTTTGACCCATCTTTTAATACAAGATCGTATGATATATCTTTATTTTTTGACACAACTTTATCATCAACTTTATGATCTTTAATTAGTTGTATAAGTCGAGTTTTAGTAATCTTTTTATTATAATTTGTTAGACCAAGATCTTTTGATATATCTTTTAGATCTTTAATTGTTAGTTTTTCATAATCAGTTTTATCTTTTGGAATTATTGTTGGATTTTGATTTAATAAATTAACAAGTTCATCTTTATTTTTTATATGAGCATTTTTAAGATTTCGTTCTTTAAGTAATCTTCTTATTTCTGGAACATTCATCAATCTATAATCTAGCTCCTTAGGTTTAACTTCAATTGTCTTATTCCATATATTATTACGTCTTCTTTCAGTCATATCTAACATGCGTTGAAGTAATGTCTTAACAGATTTGCTATTTTTTATACCAAGTGTTATACCATATAATTGTGCTTCTTTACCTAAAGATTTATTATACATAGATTTCCAGTTTTCTATAACTGTCTCATCTATAGGCTTTTTTATTAATTCTATATAATCATAATATTCCGCAGTTGGTTCAAGTCTTCTAGCAGTGTATTGATCACTATCTTTAATGTTAGGGTTATTTTCAGCATACGCAAAAGTATTTAACCAAGTATCAATAGTTTGAGAAGATAAACATCCAACTTTTCCTCTAGAGCTAATTCCAGAAAACATTCTGGCTAAACTTTGACCAACAGGTCTAAAAAATATTTAAATGTTATCAATGTAGTCTCCGATAAAGTCTTGAGAGTTTTTGATTTTAGTAATTTTTAAGTCTAACTCAATGAGTTGATTCTGGAAGCTTTTAATTGTCTGTTTATCTCCTATGAAAAAGAAGATAGAGTATATGATGATTTGAAGTATGATGATGAGTAGTATGCTAAAGCCAAAGTAAAATATTAGATAAGAGTATATTAGAAAGATTATATCAGATACGAATTTATATTGATGTGAGTTGTTAGATAAGTTAAACAAGTTTTTATAGATATTTTTAGAGTTGTTGTGTAACTTTTCAAGTTCAACGAGATTGTGTAGGAGACCTTTAGTGTATCTTTTAGAGATATCGTATTTTTCATTTTCGTCTTCAATAGTGTCAATTTTTGAAGTTAATTCATCAATTTTTTTGCGTAGAGTATGGGTTTCACATGTGAGTTGATCGTTCATACATATGATATATTTTTCATAAGGATTTGAGCCGTTTAATACTGACTTTTTCTTATCGCTGGTGTTGAGGAAGATATGTTGGCCTTCGGTAAAATCTAAAGAAATAGACATGATTATTGTTTTCATACAAATGTGGAAATAAAAATCAATTTTATCTTAAACTATGATAAACGTCTATTTTACCTATTTGTTCCATACCAACATGATTTTCGGCCATATCGCCAAAAGTCAATGTAATAAGCTCATGTTTTGAAGACATAATCTAAAATATAATAAGTGTATTATATTTTCGTAAATAAAACATTTTTTTATAGGAAAATTTCTGGGTATTTGTTATATAGTTTGAAAATGGCTTGTTCTTTCATTTTTGCTTCTATTTCAAGGTCAATATTAACATCGTAAATTTTTATTATTTCAAGTAATTCAGAAGGGAGATTTTCAATATAATCGCTGTGGTGTCCTATTTTTCCACAGCCTTGTTCGCTTACGTGCATTAATATATGTCTATCACCTGATCTTTTCCAAGATTTTATGATTTTTGGTGCTAATTCTAATATAGATTTTTGAGGAGATTCGGGATATATTTTTGAGCAACAGTGATAGTGATGAAAATCAAAAACTACAGGAATTTTACATTTCTTTGCTATTTTTAAACAGTCTTGTGTGTTATATTGTCTTTCGCAGTTTTCTATAACAAGTCTATCTTGGACACTTTTAGGCAAATCGCTAAATTGTTCGACCCATCTTCTTTTAGATGCTTTTTTATCTCCATATGTGCCGCCACCGTGAACGATGAGAACACCGTTATTGTCAATACCCATGGCATTCAATATGTTTGCATGATGAGCTAATTCATCACATGTTTTTTCAAATACTTCTTTTTTTATTGCCCCAACTTGATTATATTGACCTGGATGCATGACAATTCTATGACCCAGAGAATTTGCTAAATCACCAGCACGTTTTAGTTCATCTTTAGCAAAGTCGATTGTATATTTTTCAGTTTCAGTGTCAGTAAAATGTGGAAACATATCACTGCTTAAACGAAGGCATTTTATATTATTTTTTTCATTCCATAGAATCATTTTAGATATGTCTTTTATGTTTTCAGTTGCTTTTTGTTTAGCATTTTCTATAGTAAAAGTCCTTCTAATACATGATCTACTGCAAAATACTGGCGGTTTCTGTGCACGTAATACAGTGTTGATGCAACAAAGACCAAGTCTAAGTTTTGATCTATAAATGTTGGGTGATTGTTCTTCCATGAATAAATTAGATTTAATAATTTATTTTATAAATCAATTTTAATAAGATGCTGGATGATACATGTCAGAATTGATAGATTTTATATCTTTAGAATTTTTACACAGTTTATATCCAAAAAGCTCAGTTAGTATATTTACTAAAAATCCTGTAATAAATAGAGCAATTTCCATAACGTGATATTTATTCCATTCTTTCGATTTGTGTTGAGATTTAGAATATATAGTGAGTTCTATAGCAAAGCTTACAAATAGACCAACAATTACAGTTGCAATTCCGGTATATAAAGATCGTATAAAGATATTCATATTTTATTTATTATTAAAAATAAAAAATAAAATAAAGAAAAATCTATATTATAAAAAGTATGCAAGCCAAAGTAAAAAGAATGTTGATATTTTTGTTTGGATGTATAGGAACACGTTGTTTATTAGCATATATTGCTAAAGTTGTGAATCCTGAATATTTACCATATATGGGATATATTACGTTAATAATATCGTTTAGTTTCATATATTTGTTTTTATTTGGGAATAAAGGGGCAGATAGTCAGTTAGAATGGACAGGAGATAAAATGATTTGGTGGAATAATTTAAGAGTTGTACATGGAATAAACTATTTAATATTTGCAATACTTGCTATACGAAAGAATAAGAATGCTTGGATTGTTTTAGCAATTGATGTAGTTATTGGATTAATAGCTTGGATAATTCATCATACTAGTAATGGCGAAAATAGAATATTTAGATAAGATTAAAATAATTTAAATAAATATTTAAAAATATGTTTGTTCTAATTAAAGTGTCATTTTCAATAGTAAACTCTTCTAAAAATATAGGTAACCGTACTATATATAATCCAAAAATAGAAGAAATAAAGAAATCTGATAGACAGAATGTCACCGGATTTCCAAACGGATTTTTAGGTCCGATTGGACCGCAAGGTTTACCTGGTGCAAATGGAGAAGATGGACCTAAGGGTGATCAAGGAGTAGCTGGACCCAAGGGTGATCAAGGAGTAGCTGGACCCAAGGGTGATCAAGGAGTAGCTGGGTTAAATGGAGATCAAGGAGTAGCTGGGTTAAATGGAGATCAAGGAGTAGCTGGGTTAAAGGGAGATCAAGGAGTAGCTGGGTTAAAGGGAGATCAAGGAGTAGCTGGGTTAAATGGAGATCAAGGAGTAGCTGGGTTAAATGGAGATCAAGGAGTAGCTGGGTTAAAGGGAGATCAAGGAGTAGCTGGGTTAA